CCCGGCAGTGTCGCCCCGGCGCGGCCCCCAGACGGAAGGAACACCCGATGTCTCAGAAGGCACTCGGCAGGCTCATCAACACCACCCCCGCTGCGGACGGCGTGTGGATCGCGCTGAAGGGCGCGGCCGCGGGCGTCACGTTCTCGTGCTACCTCACCGGCGCGGTCGGCGACACGTACACACTTCAGGAGGCGAAGGACTCCGCGGGCACCGGTGCACAGAACCTCGCGGTCATCACCGAGCGCTACACCTGCACCGGCAACGGCACGGACGCGTGGACCCGGACGGCGCAGGCTGCGGCCGCGACCGTCGTGACCACGGCTACTGCCGCGCAGAACGCGATGGTGTGCGAGGTCGAAGGCACGAGCCTCTCCGACACCTACAAGTACGTGAAGCTCACATCGACCGGCGCGGGCACGGTCACCGCGATCACCCGTGACCTGGGAGCGCAGCGCGCCCCGCAGAACCTGCCCGCCACGGGGGCCTGACATGGCCGTGTGGCAGTGCGCGGAATGCACCGCCGACTACTCGGTGGGCGCTCCCCAGTGCCCGCAGTGTGGGTCGGTGGTGCGGATCGACGAGAGGCCCCGGCCGAAGGAGGAGGGCAACGACATGCCGAAGATCACCGTGCACGGCGGCCCCAGCAACGCGGCCGCCAGCGAGGGGAGTGAGGACGTATCAGCTGGTACGAGCTCATCGACATCCTCCGCGAAGGAGCCGAGCTCGCCCGAGCCGAGCGAGACGCCGGCCCCATCGCCTGCCCCCACGACGGGGAGCCGCTCTCGCAAGGGCCGGACGGGGAGCCGTTCTGCAAGTGGGACGGCTGGCGGCCCGGCGGCCGATACGTCGGCTGCTGACGACGCCTGACCCCCTGTACGCCCCGACGAGACCGAGAGGAGGTGACGAGAGATGGTCGTGTACGCGACCCGCGAGGACGTGATGCGCGCCCTCGACTCCAAGCTGACGGCCCGCAACAGCACGCAAATCGACCGCGCGCTGGAGTCCGCGAGCCGCGACATCGACTTCCTGTGCCACCGGACGTTCGCCCCGGAGACCGACACCCGGTACTTCGACTGGCCACCCCGGCAGGGCATGACGCCGTGGATCTTGCGGCTCGACGACAGCGAGATCATCTCCGTCACCACCCTCTCCTCCGGCGGCACTACCATCGCCGCCTCCAGCTTCCTCCTGGAGCCCAACCGCAGCGGACCCCCGTACAGCCGGGTTGAGATCAACCTCAGCGCGAACGCCTCCCTCGGCGGCGGCAACACCTACCAGCGCGACGTCACCATCACCGGCCTGTTCGGGTACCGCAACGACGAGACCACCGCTGGCACGCTCACGGCGGCCGTCAGTACGACAACTGCGACGAGCCTGTCGGTCAACGCTGCGGCGTCCGCGCTGCTGGGTGTTGGCAGCGTGCTCCGTATCGACTCCGAACGCCTACTCGTCACCGCCCGCGCCATGGCCACCACCAGCCAGACCCTCGGCGGCAGCGGCCTCACCGCTCAGGCCAACTCAGTGACGGTCGCGGTCACGGACGGCACCGCCTACGCGATCGACGAGATCATCCTCATCGACAGCGAGCGGCTCCTCGTGGTCGACATCGCAGGCAACAACCTCACCGTGAAGCGGGCACGGGACGGCTCCGTCCTCGCCGCGCACACGGCCGGCGCGACCATCTACGCCCCGCGCACTCTCACCGTCACCCGCGGCGCACTCGGCACGACTGCGGCCACTCACGCCAACAGCACCGCCGTCCAGCGCTGGGATCCGCCGGGCCTGGTCCGGGACCTGACGATCGCTGAGGCCATCGGTCGGCTCACGTCGGAGACGTCCGGGTATTCGCGGGCGCTGCGGTCCGGCGAGGGGTCGAGCGAGCGCAACAAGGATCAGGGTGCGCTCAAGTCTCTGCGGGACAGCACGTATGACGCGTACGGGCGGAAGGGCCGGGTGAGGTCGGTATGAGCATCGAGATCGAGTTCCGGGGCCCGCTGTTCGACGGCCGGGCCGAGCGCGCGATCGAGCGCGCCTGTGATGACGCGCGTGACGACGTCGCCGCCTACGCAGAAGAGCGCGTCCTGATGGGCACGTCCGCGAGCTTCAAGACGCGCACTCCTTACTACGAGACCCGCGTCACCACGACCCGGGTATCGAGCGAGGTGTCCCTCGTCAACGACCAGGGCGTCATCTACGGGCCGTGGCTGGAGGGTGTGGGCAGCCGCAACGCGCCGGTGACCCGGTTCGGCGGTTATCACTTCTGGCGCGACGCGAAGCAGGCTGTCGTCGCCCGGGGCCCGCAGATCGCCGAGGCCGCGGTGCGCCGTCACCTTCCTGAGATGGGGGGCTGACGGATGGCTCTCGACATCCTCGGTATCACGGACGCGGTCGTCTCCCATGCCATGGCCAGTGGGCGGTTTGATGCGGTGAACGGGCACGAGCCGAAGAACCCGCCGTCCACGGGCGGGCTGACGGCCGCGGTGTGGACGGACCGCGTCACCCCGGTGCGTTCGTCCGGCCTCAACTCCCTGTCGGTGCTCCTCGTGTTCAACGTGCGGATCTACGCGTCGGCAGTGTCGGAGCCGCCGGACGCGATCGACCCGGACATGCTCGCCGCCGTCGACGACCTGTGCGCCGCGTACACGGGCGACTTCGAGCTCGGCGGGCTAGTCCGGCACGTCGACCTCCTCGGCATCAACGGGACGCCGCTGGATGTCCGCGCGGGCTATCTCCGTCAGGACGGGATCGAGTTCCGCGTGATGACGATCGCGCTGCCCGTCGTCGTAAACGATCTCTGGAATGAGGTGGCCTAGGTGGCAAAGCAAGGCGGGCTCGGTGATGCGCTGTACATCGGAGGCAACGACCTCTCAGGCGACTTCACCGCGATCGGAAACGTCGGCGGCGGGCCCACCCCACTGACGACGACCGGCCTCGACAAGTCCGCGTTCGAGCGGATCGGCGGTCTCCGTGACGGCCGTCTGGAGGCCACGTCGTGGTTCAACCCGACGGGCTCCCACCCGGTCCTGGCCGCGCTCCCCACGGCGGACGTCCATGAGATGTACTGCCGCGGCACCGCCCTCGGCAGCCCGGCCGCGACGATCGTCGCGAAGCAGTCCAACTACGACGGCAACCGCGGCGATGACGGATCCTTCTCCTTCGGTGTGTCATCGCTGGCCAACGGGTTCGGCGTGGAATGGGGCTACCTCCTCACCGCCGGGAAGCGGGTCGACACCACCGCAACGAACGGCACGGGCGTCGACTTCGGCCTCGGCTCCCCGCCCCTGTTCAACGGGGCGGGACTGTTCGGCGCGCAGTTCTACCTCCAAGTCTTCGCGTTCACCGGCACATCAGTAACGGTCAAGATCCAGGAGTCCAGCGACAACGGCGTCGGCGACCCCTTCGCGGACGTCACCGGCGGCACGTTCACCGCGGCGACTGGCGTAACCGTGCAACGCCTGGAGACCGCGCGCGGGCAGACCGTCGAGCGATACCTCCGCGCCGTGACCACCGGAACGTTCTCCTCGGCCACCTTCGCTGTGACGGCCGTCCGCAACGACGTCTCGACCGTCTTCTAAGGGGCTGGCATGCAGACAGTGAACCGGATCGAACCGAACCTCCCGGTCGGCTCCTACCAGACGTTCAGCATCACCGCGCCGCAGGACACCACGATCGTCGCCGCGTGCGAGCAGGTCGGCTGTGCGGCGTGGCAGTTCGGGTGGGAGTCGAAGGTCGACGAGACCACCGAACTCGGCCAGCAGCAGGCCGCGTACATCCGGACCAAGTCCGGGCGCACGTTCCGCGAGATGAAGACCGACGGGCTTACGGTGTTCCGCTTCGAGGCACATCAGCGGTGCTTCGCCGAGCACCGCACGCGCCCGGAGTTCTACGTCGTCCGTGACGGCGACTGGCGGGGCAACCCGACCGGCCGCCGCCGTACGCATCAGCGGCCCGCGGACTGGGTCGAAGACTTCGGCGAGCACCAGCAGCGCATCGTCGACCAGCAGCAGAAGGGATGACAAGCCATGGCAAAGACTTCAGGTCTCGGGTGGACGACGTGCTCTGTGGACGACTCGGCCGGCACTCTCCGCGCGATCATCAATGACGTCACGAACCTCCAGTTCGCGACGCCGCGCGCGGACTGGAACGTCACGGGCATCGACAAGAGTGCGATGGAGCGGATCCTGCTCCTCGCGGACTTCAGCCTGACGCTGAACATCGCGTTCAACCCGGCGGCGAACGCCTCGCACGACGTGTTCAAGACCGTGCCCAGCACCTCCGTGGCCCGTACGACGACGCTCACCGTCGCCGCGAAGACCCTCACGAACGAGGTGCTGTACACGGACTACCCGGTGTCTCGCGCCGACTCGGGCGAGCTCACCGCGGCTGTGCCTGGCGTCCTTGCGGACGGAACCGTCCCGACTTGGGCCTGATGTCCGTTTAGGACGGAACGGAGAACAGCGCCATGGGATACCGCCCGAAGCGCAAGATCTACACCCTGGAGTTCGACGACCCCGACCTCGACGGCCTCATCGTCAAAGTCCGCGGCCTCAACACCGGCCAGATCCTCGACATCGACACCGCCCGAGAAGACGGCGGCGACGAAGCCATCCGCGGCCTCCTCGAACTCCTCGCCGCGCAAATCGTCGAGTGGAACGTCGAGGACGACGAAGGCCAGCCCGCCCCCGCCACCCTCGACGGCATCCGCGCGCAGGAACTCGCCTTCAACATGGCGATCATCGACGCCTGGCAGAACGCCGTCACCGGAGTGCCCGCCCCTTTGGAGCAGCCCTCGACCGATGGCGAGCAGTCCATGGAGGCATCGATTCCCATGGAAACACTGCAACTGCCCCAGGAGAGTACGGCCGTGCCCGCCTGATCCTCAGCCTCCTGGAGAGGTTCCCCGGCTACACCCTGACCACCCTGCTGGAGGAAGACCCCGAACTCCTGCGGCTTCTAGAGATCGAACGACGCGGCACACCAGAGGAGGCGGACGGCGGTGGGGAATGACATCGAGATCAGAGTCAGGGTCGCGAACAACACCGCGACCGGGATCACCGCCGTCAACCGCTCCCTCAACAACCTCCGCGACGAAGCCCGCGACGCCGGCCGCAGCCTCGACGGCCTCGCCGTCCGCGCCGCCGCAACCGCGGTCGCCCTCCGCAGCCTGAAGGACGCCGCGCAGGACGCTTCCCGCGCCCTCCGCTCCCTGAACACGGCCGCCCGTAACACCGACGGCCGCCTCACCGCCCTGTCCGACCGCTCCCGCACCCTGCGCTCCGACACCGACGACCTCGACGGCAGCATGCGCCGCCTCACCACCACCATGGGCGGCGTACGCGGCAGCACCGGAACCCTCCGCACCTCGTTCGGGAACGCCGGCAACGGCATGCAGCAGCTGAAGGCCGCAGCGATCACCCTTGCGCCGGCGTTGATTCCGGTGGCGGCGTCGCTGGTGCCAATCGCTGCGCAGGCTGGCGCCGCCGGTATCGCCGTGGGCGTGTTCGGTGCGGCGATGCTCGGTCAGTTGTCGGCGGTGAAGAACGCGGCGGACGCGCAGACGAAGTACACCGACGCGGTCAAGAAGCACGGGCCGGCGTCCCAGCAGGCGGCGCAGGCCGAGACGCTGTTCCTGGATCAGGTGCGGCAGATGGACCCGGCCACGCGCCGTACGGCCGCCGCGCTGGGTGTGCTGAAGGACCAGTACAAGGCCTGGTCGAAGTCGCTGGCCGGGGACACGATGCCGGTGGCCACGAAGGGGCTTGCGATCTTCGGCGCGTTGATGCCGAAGCTGACGCCGGTGGTGAAGGGCGCGGCGGGTGAGCTGAATCGCTTCATGACGATCCTCGGCGGGGGCGTCAACAGTTCCGGGTTCTCCAAGTTCATGGACTCCTTTGCGCGGTTCTCGACGGGCGCCCTGTCGAAGGCCAACGATGGCTTGGTCCGCTTCATGCGGACGATGTCGGGTGGCGCAGGGTCGGCGCAGTTCACGAAGTTCATGGAGTACGCGCAAAGGGTCGGCCCGGCAGTCGGTGAGACCCTGCTGAACCTGTCGAAGGGCCTCGTTCACTTGGTGGCGGCGGCGTCGGAGACCGGTGTGAGCATGCTGACGCTGGTCAACGCGTTCGCGAAGCTCGTCAATGCGATCCCGACTGAGGTGCTGAGCACGCTGCTTCAGTTCGTGGTGGTGCTGAAGGCGGTGAAGCTCGCGGCTGCGGGGATGGCCGCGATGGGCGGGCTGTCTGCGTTCGCGACGAGTCTTGGGGCGATGCGGACGGCGGCGGCCGGTGCGACGGGCCCGCTCGCGTCGCTGGGTGCGGCGTTCGGTGCGCTGTCGCGGACGGCGAAGGTGGCGCTCGTCGGTGCGGGGATCGGCATCCTCGTCATCGCCCTGTCGCGGCTGTCCACCATCGGGAAGTCCGCGCCCCCGGACATCGACCGTATGACGACGGCGCTGGGCAAGCTCGGCACCACGGGCAAGGTGACGGGCGAGGCCGCGCGGGTCTTCGGTACTGACTTCGGGAAGCTGGGTGACTCGCTTCGGACGTTGTCGCGCCCGTCGAACTTGGACAAGTTCCAGCAGGGGCTTACGAGCCTGATCGGCATGGACTCGACGCCGGTGAAGGACGCGAAGGAAGCGTTCGACGGTCTCGACAAGGGGCTGACCAGCCTGGTGAAGGGCGGGAAGGCCGAGCTCGCGGCGGCAGCCCTTGAGACGTCGATCAAGAACCTGAAGAAGCAGGGTTTCACCTCGAAGGAAGTGACGTCCCAGCTCGACGATTACAAGGCGGCGCTCGCGGATCAGGCGCTGGAGCAGCAGTTGGCGGCGCAGGCGATGGGCCTGTTTGGTGATCAGGCGCTCGCGGTGCAAGGCAAGTTGGACGCGCAGAAGCAGTCTGCTGATGGGCTGCGGCAGTCCATTGAGGCGCTCAACGATGCCAACCGGTCGGCGCTCGGCGGGATGATCGGTTTCGAGGCGAGCATCGACGCCGCGTCGAAGGCGGCGAAGGAGAACGCGAACAGCCTCGACATGGTCAACGGGCACTTGGACGTGAACAGCCCGAAGGCTCAGGCCGCAGCGACCGCGCTGAACGACCTGGCGTCGAAGACGAAGGATGCGGCACTCAGTGCGCGGGAGAGCGGCGAGAGCTGGGAGTACGTCAACGGGATCTATGAGCGGGGCCGTAGCCAGCTGATCAAGTCGGCTGAGGCGATGGGCCTGACCGAGACCCAGGCCAGGCAGCTTGCCGACCAGATCATGAAGGTCCCGGACAAGACGGCCAAGGTGAAGGGCAACATCGAGGACCTGGAAGCCAAGATCAAGGCTGCCAAGAGCAAGCTGTCGAAGGTTCCCGACTCCCGTAAGGCGAAGGTGCGGGGGGAGATCTCCGACCTGGAGGCGAAGCTTGCGCAGGCTCGCCGCGACCTCGCAGCGATCGACGGGCAGACCGCCACTGTGCGGATCATGACGCAGTACTTCACGGCGAAGTCTCCGTCTCAGTTGGCGGCCGCGCACGGCCGGGCTTCCGGTGGGCTCGCGCCCGGGTACGCGGACGGCGGTCAGGTCGTCCAGACGCATCCGAACGGCGGTCTGATCTCCGGCCCCGGGTCGGGCACGTCGGACTCGGTCCTGGAGATGTCCCCGAACGGGGGCGTGTACCGGACGTCGAACCGCGAGTACATCGTGCAAGAGTCGTCGGTCCGTAAGTACGGGGTGGGTTTCCTTGACGCGTTGAACGCGGGCCGTCTGAAGCTCGCCGGGTTCGCGAAGGGCGGTCTGACGAAGGCCGAGAAGCAGGCCCGGCACGACGCTGTCGGGCAGCTCACGATCTCCCACTTCGGGCAGCGAGCCGGGTACCAGAACGATGAGTTCCGTAGCGCGCTGGGCAAGGCGGACAGCGTGGGTTCGCTGGTCAACGCGTTGAACCAGTGGCGCGGCGTCATCAAGGCGGCGACGCACGGGGCGACGGAGTCCCGCCTGCTGAAGCAGCTGGAGGCGGCGGGGAAGGGGCTGCTGAAGTACGAGAAGCAGCTCAACTCCGTGAACAAGAGCCTGGAGAAGGCGAAGGAGAAGCTCGACGGGCTGAAGCAGGCGGCCGCGCAGATGGCGGACAGCGTGAAGTCGGGTGTGCTGTCGTCGGCGAACATCACGAAGGGCGCGCAGGGCGACGCCCCGGTCACAGCGAAGTCGATCATGTCGGGGCTGACGTCGTCGCGGGACAAGGCCTCGTCGTTCTCGAAGGCGCTCGCGGACCTGAAGAAGAAGGGCGTCTCCAAAGACCTCATCGGCCAGATCGCGGAGGCCGGAATCGACGGCGGCGGGCTGGAGACGGCGGGCGCCCTGCTCGGGGCGAGCAAGAGCGAGATCGCGTCGATGAACAAGCTCCAGTCGCAGATCAACTCCAGTGCGAAGGCGGCGGGGAAGACCGCGGCGGACGCGA